GAAGCCCATGAGCCAAGCCTCAGAAACACCGAGCGCCTGGCCGAGTATGAAAAGCTTTCCCTGGTTCGGCTCGACTTTTCCGTTCACATAGAGAGAAATACTCGACTTCCCCATCAAAATGTGATATTTTTCGCAGTACGGAGCAACAAGCCGAACCAAATCGGCCTGTCGCAAATCGCGCATTTCCATTATTTCCCGGAGCCTTCCGGCCGTGTTCGTTACTCTTTCTCGTTTCATTTAATCACCCCCTCTCAATTACAATATAACATACCAATCGGCAAAAATAAATATTGTTTAGTATAAAATTAAACTTTTGATATTGACAAATTAAAGAAAATGTTTTATATTGAACGCAGTTGGTTCAATATTGAACGAAAGGAGGAAGACAAAATGAACGCACCCGAACGCGATTATAGCAAGCTCCGCGGGCGTATTGTTGAAAAATATGGAACCCTCGCGAACTTCGCAAAGGCTATGAACTGGTCAATCCCGACGCAGACGAAAAAGATGTCAAGCCAGGTCCCCTGGAATCAAAACGACATTATCAGCGCATCTTCTTTACTTGACATCGAAACAGAAGAGATCCCAGCTTATTTTTTTACTTATAAAGTTCAAAATTGAACTTATGGAGGACGCGAGAATGTACCCGAAAAGATGGATGACAATAACAGACCTGGTCAAGCAGGGCATTCCGAAGCGGATCCTTTACGAGATCTGCCACACGCCCGGACAGCGGCTTGCGGTTCAGTACGAAAAGGGCGGCAAATGGCACATTGACACAACCAAGCTCGACGAAGAGCTGAAACGGAGGGCAATCTGAATGAGCAGGAAAGACAAAATTCTGACCGGAATCGAAATCATCGCGGCGCTTGCCGTTGTGCTTTTCCTTTTTTCGAAGGTCGAAGAACCGACACCGAAGCGCGCGGAAGATCCGGACGACAAGACCGGGCGCATATACTGGGCCGATCCGGACGCTCCGGACGTCACGGCAGCAATCACGAACACGTTGACGCCAACGCAACTTCCAACGCAAGCGATAATTCCAACGCAAATTCCAACGATTCCAACGCATTTCCCAACAAGCACACCGGAGCCGACAACAACGCCGGAACCGACGCCAGCATCATCGAGAACACAGCCGGTCGAAAGGAAAAATCACAATTTCAAGCCTTACACGAGATACACGGCATACAACCTGAAGAGCTCGCAACAGTACAAGCTGCAGCAGATCGCAAAGACGGCGGAAAACGGAATCAGAGTCGTGACGGATCCGCTCGGGAATGCCCGTTACTGCGTCGCTCTCGGCACGGCCTGGGCCGGAGGACAGCCGAAGCACATCGGGCGCTGCCTTGACGTATACATGGAGAACGGAACAGTCCTGCGCTGCGTGCTTGCGGACGTAAAACGCCAGGAAGACACGGTCGACGGCGCAAACCTTTACGGAAAGACAAACAACGAAGTGCTGGAATTCATTGTCGACGGCGCGAAGATTCCGAAGGAAGTCACAAGAACCGGAAACGTCTCGAACGCTGGCCCTGAGTTCCGCGGAGGCGTTGCGAAAATCGTTGTTTTCGACTTATGGATCGAAGGATTCGGAGGCTGACATGAACCCAAAACTCGCACCGTGCAACGGGTGCCAGGAAAGACACCCGGGATGTCAGACAGACGCCTGCCCGCGCTGGAAAGAATGGCACGAATGGCTGCAGGCCCGGAAAACCGTAATTTTCAAGAAAAGATGGCTCGACACTGCGCTCCGGAAGGTCGGAAGCAGCAAGGGCAAGGAGAAGCGCCCGGCGCGACTTCTGCAGAACAAATCGCACAAGAGGGAGGGAAACCGTGAACGGATGGAAACGAGGATGGACGAGAGTGACCGGATCCGGGAAGAAGTACGGAAACGCGAAGAGTGAAGTCGACGGGGAGATTTTCGACAGCAGAAAAGAAGCCCGGCGTTATATAGAGCTGCAATGGCTCCTGAAGGCCGGCACGATCAAAGATCTTCGGAGGCAGGTCCGGTTCGTTTTGGTACCGGCGCAGCGGGAGCCCGACGAAATAGGACCGAGAGGCGGCAGGAAGCCCGGGAAACTGATCGAAAAAGAAGTGGCCTACATGGCCGACTTCGTATACACGGACACAGACACCGGCGAAACGGTCGTCGAAGACGTAAAAGGTTATAAAGGCGGCGGCGCATACGCAGTCTTCTCACTCAAGAGAAAATTGATGCTGTACGTTCACGGCATACGAATCCGCGAAATATAGGAGGCAGAACATGGCAATCGACTACACGAAAGAAACGAAAAAGGTCATAGAGGAAATGAAGGACGTCAAGAAAACGCTCCGCTATTTTCCAAAAGTTATCACAGAGGACAATCAGAAGCTGCGAGACAACCTGCTCAAAGCATATAAAAACACGCTCGAAAGCGACCTTCTCGACCTTTTGAATGCCCTGCTTGACTGGAACGACGCAGGGAATCAGATCTTCGAGGAAAAGACCGAAACGAAATGTGACCGAGGCATGGCAGCAGGTTTTTCATGCGAAATTTGCGCAGATTATGACTGCGAATCAAACCCGGAGGGCAAAGCATGAGGATATACATCAGCGGCCCGATCAGCGGGCGAGACGCCGGCACGGTAAGGGAAGAGTTCGAAGCGGCGGAGCGAATGATTCTGGAAAGAGGACACGTCCCGATAAACCCCGTCAAAATCGCGGAGAAGCTTCCCCAAAACTCGGAGTGGAAGGACCACATGGCAGCAGACCTTCCGGAGCTTTTTTCCTGCGATGCGATTTATCAGCTCGCCGGATGGAAAAGAAGCCACGGGTGCCAGCTCGAAAACATGGCCGCCATATACGCGAGAATGCCGCGCTATTGCGCACTGGTTCCGGTTCCGTTTGCGAGCCCGAAGCTGGCCGGAATATACAGGAGGAAACAAGAAGATGGACGAAAACGCAGGAAATAGCAAGCAATACTATTGGATCAAGCTCCAGGAAGACTTTTTCCAAAGCAAGGAGATGAAAAAGCTTCGGAAGATCGCCGGAGGGCCGGTCTTTACGCTGATTTATCTCAAGATGCAGCTGCTCGGAATGAAGACAGGCGGCAAGATCTTTTACGACGGCGTCGAGGACACGTTCGTCGAGGAAATCGCCCTCACAATCGACGAGGAACCGGAGAATGTGGCCGCAACGCTGGTCTTCCTCGAAAAGACCGGTCTCGCGAAGAAAATCAGCGATTCCGAGGTCTATTTACCGGAGGTCGAAAAAAACACTGGAAGCGAGACAAAATGGGCGCAATATAAGCGAAACAAGAGGCTTTTGAGTGGACATTGTCCAATACCTGTCCAAATAGCGTCCAACGATTGTCCGACAGAGATAGAGATAGAGAAAGAGAAAGAGATAGAGTTAGAGATAGAGACAGAGTCAGAAAAAGAAGAGAAGAAAAGAGAAGAAGCTGACGCTTCTTCAAAACCCGCGAGAACTAAAGAGCCGAAGCATCAACACGGCGAATATAAGAACGTTTTGCTGACTGACACCGAGTTCGGAAAGCTTCAGGCGGAATTCCCGAACGACTGGCAGCAGCGGATCGAGAAGCTGAGCGCCTACATGAAGAGCACCGGGAAGGTTTACAAAGACCATCTCGCAACGATCCGGAACTGGGCGCGGATGGAAGCAGAAAGAAACGGCGGCGGAACCAGGGCACCGCGACAGGGAAGCGCGGAAGACCTGCGCCGGAGTTACGACCTACTCGCGGAATTTGCAAAGGAGGACAGCAGTGGATGAAATAAAGGCATTTCTCGCAAGATGGAAGAAACACTGCAAGCGCCAGCTTTACTGCGAGCGCTGCGACATTTACGGAGCCTGCCCCATGTGCGGCGAGATTTACTCGGCCTCGGAGCTTACGGAGGACATGATCGACCGGATGGTCGAAACGATAGAAGAAACGGAGGAATAAAGGAATGGGACTCACAAAAGAAGACGCCGGCATGATTGCGCAGGACTACAGGCTGGCGAAGGACAAGGAAGAGCAGATCAAGATCATGTCACAGCTTTACGCAATCAGCACGGCAGAGATCCGCGGGATTCTTTACCGCGCCGGAGAGTATAAGGTCGGAGAGCAGGAAATCCGCCAGGCGCTCGAACGCTTGCAGAAGGGCGGCAAGAACAACAGCCTCGGAGGTTTACGGCTATGGCTCGCAGCCTTTAAGAACTGCACGTCGAAGCAGGCAAAGCGGATCCTTACGGACTACAGAGAAAAGCCCTGGGCGGAGCCCATACCGGACGAAGATTTCCGGAAGGCACTGGAGAAGAAGGACGAAGACGAAATCGAAATCATCATGGCAGCAGGACCGGAGCCTGAGCCGGAGAAACCGGCGGAAAAGACGGACGTCGAGCCGAGATTCAGCGCAGAAGAGCAGAAACTGATCATTTACGGGCTGACAAGGCTCTACTGTGAAAAAGACCAAGAATGGCGGAAAATGAAAGAAAACGCGGACGAGAAGAAGCGGAAGCTGGAAGAGGCCGAAGCCGAATATAAAGCCGCTAAAGAGGCGGAAGACCTGGCAGCAGCCTCGATGGCCGATCTTGAAGCCCTGATCGGCAGGATTCAGGCAGAGGAACCGGAACAGAAGGCAGACGACCTGAGCGAGCAGCTCTGGGCGGAGTTATCGGGCGAAAAATAGGAGGTTTACATCATGGCAAAATTGAAGCTCACGGCGGAGAACGCCGGTCAGGAAAGAATCCTGAAATATCTTGAAGAGAACGCAAGCGACGTGCTGGCCGAGAAAATAAACGGCGGCAACAAGACAATGGCGGGCTGCTGGACTTACATCGTAAGCAGTGCCCGGAGCCTTGCAAAGAACAACTGCGCATGCGTCGAGGACGCAGAAGTTTACGGGTGGGCCGTTCACTACTTCGAGGAAGACGACCTCAGCAAAGAGAAGCCGGCACCGGCGCAGAAGACCGAAGAAGTGGATCCCAGGATTCACGAAAGATACATGAAGACACTCGAAGAGAGGGAGAAGAAGCTCGAGGAAGAGCAGAAGAAGGCAAAGGAGGAAAAAGCCCGCAAGGAGCAGGAGAAGATGGAAGAGCTCCGGAAGAGGAACGAGGAACGCGAGGAAAAGGCCAGGAAGAAGCTCGAGGAAGAACGGCGGAAGAAGGAAGGCGGCATCGAAGGCCAGCTGAGCCTGTTCGACCTGTTAGGAGGCGAGTGACATGTGCATGAGAGACCACGAGATCCCGAGAGAATACTGCCCGATCATTCCGCTGAAGGAGATGCGGACACCGGCGGCGGTCAGGAAATACGCCGACCGTCACGCGACCTGCAACACGAAATGGATGGTATGGCTTCAGGAACACCACGGGACGCTGCTCGCCAGGACATTTGCGGCGAAGCGGACCAGAAAAGAAGGACTGCAGCTGTTCGAGTGCATGAGAGAGGTTCCCGGGTGCAGCCTATTTCTGCAGCGGAACATGTGGATGACCTACATGGTAGGATGGCAGTGCTGGTTCCCAGCACCGAACGAAATTGCTGACTGCGAATGGCGGAGCGTTGAAGTGAAGAAACGGCCGGGAGTTTTCCTCGAGATCATAAACCCGGAAGCCGTGAAAGAATGTTTCACGTTTCAATACTGCGGATGGCAGAAGGACAGCGACATCGAGCTGCTCGACTACCTGCATTTGTGGCTCGAGAATCCCGGAGTGGAATACTTCGCGAAGATCGGGCTCCGGCCGAAGGCGACGCTGGTCAAAAAGGCCACAAAGGACGGAAACTTCCGCAAATGGCTCCGGAGCTTGACGAAGGAACAGATCCTCCAGGCGAACCTGTATGGACCGTCGGCAACAATCGAGGCATACAGGACGCATGACAACATCATCAGCTGCAGCGACCGGCTCACAGATCAGAGACGCCTGCGCCGGGAGATTTTACGGCACGCAAAGGCGGTCCTGCAGGCAGGCTGGAGCGCGGAAAAGGTCCGCGACTATCTGCAGGAGTACGCAAAGAGAAACGACAGGGACGCACGGTCATATTACAGAATGCTTCCCGATCTCGGGACTTACGGCGACTACATAAGCGCGGTCGAATACTTACGGCTCGACCTTCACGACACGAAAGTCGCGTTTCCTTACGACCTGCAGCGCATGCACGACCTCCGGATCAATCAGATGCGGAGCATGAGGGCGGCGGAGGACCGGAAGCAGAAACTGGAGCTGACCGCACGGTTCCGGGAACGGGCAAAAGAGCTCAAACGGTTCGAAAGAACGGCCGGCGCATTCTGCATCGTAATTCCGAACGTCCGGCAGGACCTGGTCAAAGAGGGAAACGCCCTTCATCACTGCGTCGGCGTTATGGGCTACGACCTGAAGATGGCCGACGGGAAGACCTTTATCGCATTTTTACGCAAGGCAGGGGCGAAAACGGTTCCTTTTGTTACGATCGAATACAGCCTGACCTCGAAAAAGATCCTGCAGATCTACGGAGACCACGACAGCAAGCCGGAGGCGGAAGTCATTAAATTCGCGAACGAATGGGCTGACAACGTGACCAAGCGCCTGAAGGCGGCCGAGGCCAGGGCAAGGAAGAAGGCGGAACAGGAAGCCCTGCAGAAGATCCTCGATCCGTTAAAAACGGTTTACAAGGCCGGCGAAGAGCCGAGAAGGGAGGCGACAGCATGAGAGTGGCAATTTGCGAACGTTGCGAACATTATGCAAGAAAAAGATGGAGCCACGCGCACACAGGCGCATCAGGAAGGCGCGTCGGATTTACGCACGCATACGGTTATTGCAAAAAGGCTGAGAAAAGATGTTCAGAAGTCAAGGCCTGTCCGAAATTTGCAGAAGAGAATCCGAAGCTTTTGGAAGAATGGAGGCAGACGCAGTGAACATCTACTGGTGCAACCCGGAAAAGCAGAGACCTTTCTGCAAGAAGCCGGAGCGGTTCTGCGGCAGATACTGCACGATGACATTCAACCAGAACTATTCAACCGGAGAACCGCCGCTCACGCCGGAAGAAGTCGATGCGGAGAACGAACGGATCCGGGAGCTTTACGAGGCAGACAGAAAAAAGAAGGCAGAAATGGCAGCAGGAGGAAACGGAAATGGATGACAAGCACAGGAGCGAGAAGCTGGACGTCCTGATCGGGAACCGAGTCGACATCACGTTCAGAGACGGAGAGAGACTGACCGGCGTGCTCGGATATGACGACCTTTACAGAATCGGCATGTATTACATACAGACCTGGCGCGGGACAATCTACTTCAGAAAAAGCCATGTGGCGAGGATTCGCGAGGAAGGAGGCACAAAATGATTTTAATTGCTGTTTTCGTTTTGATTTTTCAGGCAATGACGCTGGCCGGCGTTTTGACGCTGATGGAGGAAAAGGACCGGAAGGCAGGCGAAAAGCGAAACCCCAACGTTTACAGGAAAATGAGCGAGCCGGAAGCGCGGCGGATCCTTCGGGACCTTGCGAACGAGATGACGACAACCGCAGAAGAGACCGCAGCAATCGACACGGCACTCGCGGCCGAATGGAACAATAAAGCCGAGTTTTCCAGGGCACCGCTTTCTGACTTAATAGAGAACGGGCAGACGCACAAACGCCGCGAAGGAATCCGGATTCCGGATGGAGAAAGAAGACCAGGTCGAAGATCAGCTGACGTTTGAAGACCTTGTGAAGGAATAAAGGAGGCAGAAAATGGAAATGTATCAGGATGGAGTGCCGGTCATGATTCTCCCGGAGACCGCAAAATGCGACCTTGCGGGAATAAGTCCTCTCGACGTCCGAGAGTGCCCGATCGGCAATGTATATTGCTGTGGCGATTGTGAGTTTTACACGGAGGAAAACGGAGGAAAAGAGCATGGGACTACATGACGGCTTCGTCGGGAAGCTAAAAGAGACCATAAAGGCGGAATCCGCGAACGGGTACAAAGGAATGATAAAAGTATTTGACCGAGGATTCGAAAAACGTTTCGAGCTTTTTATTTTTGATTTTCACGGACACGAGGTCCTGCATTCATACGCCGCAAACATAAAGACGAAAGAAGAGCTGCAGGAGCATCTCGACACTTTCCCGGAGTTTTTACGGATTTTAGGACCAGGAGGCAAAAAATGATTGATTTTATAAAACGGATCCTGCAGCAGGGAACAGAAGCAGCCGCAGAGCTAATCATCGCAGTCCTGGTTCTTGTTTGGTACATAAGGCATATAATAAACGGAGGCGCGCAATGACAACGAAAAAAGAAACTAAAAAGCAGGAATTGAAGCCCTGCCCGTTTTGCGGAGGAAAAGCAGTCATACAGAACATGGGATATCCGCACTATATATATTGCAGCAGCTGCGGCGCGAAAGTACACGGGCACGTCATAGGCGCCAGGGAAGGCAAAAAGGCGTCAATCGAAGCATGGAACCGCAGAGCCGGAGAAAAAGAACCGGAGGAAGCAGCAAAAGCGAGCCAGAGCACGAAGAAAAGCTGGACGGCAGAAGAGATCCAAAAAGCCGCGGATCTTTTGAAAGAACGGTTCCTGCAAAACGCTGATTTTTTATTTTGCAGCCCGGAGGACGAGGCAGACATCGAGAAAAAGGTCGGGTACCGTTTCAACGTAAAAGGCATGCAGGGAATCCCGCCGGGGAGAATATACCTGGTCGACAGAAAAGAGATGGAGAGATGGTGGCCGTCCAGCAGAGCAGAACAGGAGGACGAAACATGAACCGGGCGGAATTTGCAACAATCGCCGCGGCAATGCGGAACTACTACCCGAAGGAAATGCTCTTCACAACGCCTGAGATGATCGCCCTCTGGTATGAAGCCCTTGAAGATCTGAGCGCGAAATCGGTCGAGAGCACGCTCCGGGAATGGGTGAAGACGCACAACTGGAGTCCGAAGATCGCAGAGATCCGGCAGCTGGCAGCAGCACAGACAGAAGGAAGAATCACAGACCTGAACAAAGCAGCCGAGCTCGGCAGGGCAATCGAGGCGCGAGGATTCGAAGACGCGGTCGAACGGTTCCTGCAGACGGAAAGACCGGGGAGCCTGAGAACGGCAGTCCTGCAGGCGGCGGAACAAAGGAAGAGAATCGAGGAAAGGAGCGAGGAAGAATGAAAGGATTATTTATACCGGGAATCACGGCTGAAATGTTTAGAAACGGATGCCTAGAAAGTATCGAAGAATTGATGGCAGAAGGAGAGTTCTATGATATTGACTATCCCGAAACCCAGGAGAAAAAGGGAATATGGATCGTGGAAACGGACTGCGAAGGAAAGACAAGAACAATCAAGTGTCCGTTTTGCGGATGGAAAAGCGGGCAATATCAGTGGAAGGATGAAAAATTTTGCGCAGGATGCGGAAAAGCGATGGAGGTAAGAGATATATGGTCCTTGAGAGAATCGCTATCATAACGCTGGCCATATTTGCGGCAATCGGGATATATTACATCGTCCTGTCATTTGTTGAGATTGCAAGGCAACGCCGGGAGCTTAGGAGACAGGAAGAAAGCACCTGGAACAAATTTCTTGAATTCATAGAGACAGCTGCACGCCTGGCAGAAGAACGGAAGAAAAACGACCAAGATGGCAGCAGGACCGAGAAGGAGGCTCCGGATGAACATTGAGCAAATTATCAACGAAGCGGCGGACCGTGCTGCGAAGCGAACAATAGCCGAGCTGCGGAAGAGAGGACTGCTTCGGGAGAACAGCTACTACAAGCGGACCGAGACGCTGCTTCGAATGTACGGCGAAAACAACGTAAACGGCGAACAGGCCGCAGCCGTTGAGCGCGCCCTGGCAGAAATAAGCGGCGAGACATACGCCGAAGCCGTGCAGCTGTACTACTTCGCCGGGAAGACGAACACCGAGGTCGCCGAGATGATCCACACGAGCGAAAGGACGGCGGCGAGAGGCCGGCAAAGGCTCGTTCAGAAGCTGAGCGCAAAGCTCGGAAAATTATGACCAACTTGTCGCATTTTGTCGCAGCGACAAATCACTGACACCCAGCGAGCCCTTATTTTATAAGGCTTTGCCGGGTGTTTGTTTTGCCCGAAAATATTGTCCTTGTGTGGCGGACATTTTTGCTTTTACAATTATAGTGACAAAGAAGTGAAGGGAGAAGGTAACCATGACATTTGCAGAATACATCAGACCGGAGCTTTTAATTTTGGTGCCCGTGCTTTATGTGCTGGGCGCAATCATCAAAGACAGCGCTGCCATACAGAACAGATGGATCCCGGCCATTTTGGGCGGAGTCGGAATCGCGTTGTCTTTGCTTTATGTTTTGGGGACAGGGGACTTTTCAGCGACCGGAGTTTTTACGGCAATCACGCAGGGGATCCTCGTCGCCGGCGCTGCAGTTTACACGAACGAGCTGATCGTTCAGCTGATCAAGAAGCCGGAGGACGAGAACAATGGACAGTGAAATAATCGTTGCAATCTGCGGCTTTTTAGGATCAGCGCTCGCTTCCCTCTCAGGCTTTAAGCTCGCCATATGGCGAATCGGAAAACTTGAAGAAAAGGTCGACAAACACAACAACGTAATCCAGCGGACATTCGTCCTCGAGGAACAGATCAAGGTCGCAAACCACAGGCTCGACGACCTTGAGAGACACGAAGAGCAGCGCAGATCGAAATGACACAAACGGTAAATATTGAGATTGAAAATACATCGAACGCAGGCGCAGCAAACCCGCGGAAATATTAGCGAATATGCGCACTGCAACGCAAAAAGGGAGTGAAGGCATGGAACCGAAAGAACGGTCAACCGCCTATGAAAAACTAATAAAACCGAGGCTTGCAGAAGTCGAAAAGATGGCCGAATCCATGACGGAGGTCGCGCTGGCAAACGCGATCGGAGTCGGCAAGGCTTCTCTCTCGAAGTACAAGGCGAAACACCCGGAGCTGAAGGAAGCTCTCGACAGGGCCCGAAAGAAGCGGGCCTCGAATTATGAGAAGCTCGTTCAGCCAAAGCTTAAAGAAATAGCAGTCATGAATCAGACCATGAGCGAGAGACAGATTGCATACGAGCTCGGCGTTTCGCTTACGTCGTTTAACGAGTACAAGGTTCTGCACGAAGAGCTCCGGGACGCACTGCAGAGAGGACGCGACGAGCTTGTCCGCAAGGTCAAGGAGTCAATGGTCAAGAGCGCAAACGGATATTATTACACCGAGACAGACGAGAGCGAGGACGGAGTAACAAACAAGCGTAAACGCTGGGCGAAGCCGGACGTCGTTGCGCAGCACCTGCTTCTCAAGAATTACGATCCTGAATGGCACAATGACGACCATGAGACGATGGAGCTGAAGAAGAAACAGGTCGAGATTGCCAAACAGAAAGCTGACGACCTGACATGGTAACAGGAGGAACACAAAATGATTATTCCGAAAATCATCCCGGGGAAGACGGCGGAAGGCTTGATCGAATACACGACCGCAATGCTCGGACAGGCTTACTGGATGGGAACCTTCGGACAGACGGCGACGCAGGCACTGCTCAACTATGAGCGCGGCCGCTTCCCGAACAGCTACAAGGCGACAGACTTCGAGACGCAGTTCGGGCAGAGAGTTCACGACTGCGGCGGACTTGTTAAAGGTTATATGTGGAGCGCGACACCGACGTCAGCTCCGGTTTACAACGGATCCCAGGACTGCGATCCGCGACTGTTTTTCGAGAACAGCAAGATAAAAGGCGAAATCAATCACGCGACATTCGCAAAGACGGCGAAGCGCGGCGTTTTGGTTTACACCGGAAACCTGGATCACGTCGGAGTTTGGACCGGCGAAAAGATCCACGAGGCGAAAGGGCACGCTTACGGAGTGGTCGCATCACCGCTCACGACACGGTTCAAGCTCTGGAGCGAATGCCCGTTCATTGAATATCCGGCATCGCCCGAGCCGGCGCCGGTTCCTGCAGGAAAAATCCTGATCGACGAGCCGCCGATGATTCGGAGAGGAAGCAAAGGGAAGGCCGTCGCCGTATTCCAGCAGATCGTCGGAACGGATCCCGACGGAGACTTCGGACCGAAGACAGAAGCTGCGGCGAAAGCGCTGCAGAAGTCCGCGGGAATTGAAGTCGACGGAATCGTCGGCCCGATCACATGGGCGGCCGCACTGAATACGCTTTAATCGACTTGCCATGATAAACCAACGAGGCGCGACTCCCTGCAGGCCGACGCGGCCTGCAGCGGTTCCGCGTTGAAGGGAGACGCAAGTGTTCACGCTTGAAACGTTTTACAAAAGCAAAGAGTGGGAAGCATTCAGGCAGGTCATCATCGCAGAGAGAACGCAGCCGGACGGTTACGTCTACGACGAGGAAACCGGAAAGCCGATCATAAAACCTTACGACTTGATTCTGCACCACAAGGAGCCGCTGACGGAAGACAACGTAAACGACGCCACAATCGCATTCAATCCGGACAACATCGAGGTCGTATCGCACAGGACACACAACCGGATCCACGACAGACTCGGCATGGCACGTCGGCAGGTGTTCCTGGTTTACGGTCCGCCGCTTGCAGGAAAAACAACATGGGTGCAGGCATCGAAGAGCGACGGCGATCTTGTAATTGATATGGACAACCTTTGGCAGGCCGTGACAGGGCTGCCGAGATATACGAAGCCGCCGAAGCTTCGCTCGATTGTTTTCAGACTGAGAGACAACCTGATCGACGCGGTAAAGTATCGGTTCGGCAAATGGACGAACGCATATATCATAGGCGGCTACCCGAACACCGGAGAGCGCGAGCGACTTGCACAGGAACTGCAGGCGACACCGGTCTTCATCCAGGCGCCCGAGGAAGAGTGCATGCGCCGGCTGGCAGAAACGGAAGACCGGGATCACGACGAATGGGCCGCTTATATTATCGACTGGTTCCAAAGATACACCCCCCCGGTCGTTTGATTTTCAGGCCTTCGGGGGAC